AAGGGAAAGAAGAATAATCCACACATCTATGACATTCATGACCCATGGTCACTCTTTACAGCTATGTTCTACAAGAGAATGAAAGTGTATCGCCAAGGTGGTTTCAAAATACATGGTAAAGTTGCGGAAGAAGAGAAGAAGTCTGAGTTCCCTCAGGGAAAGTGTCTGTTTTTATAATCTGAATATTAAATAAATGTCTGGTGCATTAATTCAACTTGTCTCCAAGGGTGTACAAGATGTTTATCTTAATAGCGAAGAAGGACATTCATTTTTTCGTATGAAGTTCACTAGACATACAAACTTTTCACAGGCTCCAAAACTTATAAAAACAATTACCGATAAAGATCCCGTTTTTCAGGTTCCAGTATTAGGAGATCTTGTAAATTGTGTGTGGTTTGAAGGTCTTGATAGACAGTCAAATGTTTCTTCAAACTTGTTATATAATTCAACAATTGATCTTTATATTGGAGGTCAAAAAATTGATTCACAGCATTATGATTATTATGCAGATATTTGGCCAAATTATCTTGCAGATTCTTGGACAAAATCACAAGAACTTACAAATAAAACAAACTTTTCACATAGAAATTTTCAACCACTTCATTTTTTCTTTTGTGATCACGGGGCATTTTTACCTTTAGTATCTCTAGCACATCACCAAGTTGAAATAAAAGTTAACTTTGATGAAAACAGTTTATCAGATCATGTTGAGTCATTAAGAAAAATAAATGTATATGCAAACTACATCTACCTTGACAAAGATGAAAGGGAATCTATGGTAAAACGGCAAATGGATTTTGTAATTACACAAACACAGAAAATAGAATATCCCCTTTCAAATGTTTATAATAATTTAACGGAGAGTGGTGGTTATAATGACTTAGATATAAGTTCTTTTAATCACCCGGTTAAATCTATATTTTTTGGGATGAGCGCAAAAAATACAGAACGAACAAAAGACAGATTTACATTTAAGAATGCTGATATACAACTAAATGGTACATCACTTTTAGAACAGATGACACCAACATACTTTCATACAGTTCAAAACTATTACAAATCAAAGTATGGTGTTTCTGATTTCGATGTGTACACAGAAGAACTATCACGTACAAGATACTTTGCATATCATTTTGGTTTAAATTCATCGGAATATAATCCATCCGGAAGTTGTAATTTCAGTAGACTTGATAATGCTAAACTCATAATAAGAGGAGCTGAAAAAGGTATTTATAGGTTTGATGATACCGACATTTCAGTTATTACGGTAAACTATAATGTTCTAAGAATTAAAGATGGTTTAGCTGGAATTTTATTCGGAAATTAATTTTACCTAATGGGGTACAAGAGTCCCAAAGGTAGAATCAAATTGATTCATTTACGCCCTGGTGGAATCAGAGACGGCTAAGAAAAGAACGCCGACAATGAAAGCCATCACGACGTAATTACATTCAGTTTCTTCGAGGCCAGTCGTGGGCTTGACCTCAGCCTTTGGCTGAACAACAGGTTCTTGTTGTCTGACGGGAGGTTCAAGTTCCTCCAAAGGACAGTAGCCTATCATTTATATTGTATCTAGAGATTAATTTCTGTCTTCTTCTTTCGTCGAGTCTTCTTTGGTTTAGATGATTCAACATTAACTTCCTTCACTTCACCTCCAGTAGATTCTCCTGAAATGGATACAATATCGGATACATCATCATCATCTTCAACTGGTGGAGTTTCAAATGTAGTCTTTGGCGTCGATGTGTTCATTGGAGGTGGTGGCATCATCATTCCACCCATGAGACTGGAAATGTCAATACCCGGACCCTGCATCTCATATTGACCAGTGCCTCCAACTGGAGCCGCGTCAGCTGATCCAGTTGGCGCTCTGGTGGTGTTTTGAACCGCAGACATCATATTTTTGACAAGATCTGGATTTTGCTTCAAGACATCATTCATATTTGGAAGGGCAGTCTTAAACATTGAGTTTGTCAAGTGAAACATCATAGCAGAACCACCCAACATCATGATGAGCTTGACTTCTGGAGCAACATTGACCTTGGAGCGGTACTTTACGTATAGTTCTTCAAAGACGCCATCATAGTCATCAACGTTTTCCATTACAGATTCAGACCAACCTTCAAGTTGAATCTCAAAAGGGTTGTAGCGCTTGTTCAAGAATTCAAGACCTGTCACACAGGCGATAAGCATACGCCGAGAGAAGCGGATTGACTGTTCAACATCAATGCTGTATGTAATTCTCTTGACTTCCGTTCTCAATTCATCCACACTGGAATAAGCGTTGAGTCTCTTATTGACAGCAAAACCCTTCTTTTCAAGACGCCCCAACTTGTTAAGAAGATCACTCTTTTCTTCATCAATGGAGTTGTACCCCTTTGATGGCATTTCACTCCTTTCCATGGTACCTGGTCCATCATCGGCGTCATCAAAAAACATTGGTTCATCTTCACCGTAATCAATTTCTTCATCCATTTGTGTTTGTTGTGGAGCACTCTGTTTGTTTGGATTCACAAAAGCATCCATCGCTTCTTGGTGTTGCATTGGTGGGGGTGCTCTGTACGATGATTGCGGGGCTGGGCGTTTCACAGGCTGGGGACGAGAAGATGAAATTTCAATCTCATCCATCAGAGCCTGTTCGTCAGCATCCAATTTCATCACAGTAGCACTTCCACGATCTAAGACAATTTCTTCGTCCATCTACTCTCTATATGGAAACTATTAAATAACCTTTAACGCACTTTAGAAAAAATATATACCTAATATATAAATGATTAAACTCAACCGAGCTAACCGAAATGCCGTCATGTCCATCGTTGCATTGATTGTGGCGATCTTCTTGCTCGGTGCATTGAAGAACACAAGCAAATACCAGCCCAGACCAATTACCATTGCGGCTGTAAATGAAAAATCCATCTTTGGTCTCGAACACAAGTTGGAGTGTGCCCCTGGTCACACCAGCGAAGGTAGCACTTACACCAAGAGTTTGACTCCAGGTGGTGTCTGTGGTGCTGAAAAGCTTGTCGCTGAACAAGCTGGCTACAGCATCGAGGAAGGAATTGGCGGATCTTTAATCTAAGTTAATACTAAATGGCTTTGATCACTTCGCCCACAGATATTCCAAATCTTGACTATGAGTATCACACAATCACAATAGATTCGATTGGTCAAGATAGCGCGAACACTTTTACCTGCCATCTCCAGCAACCCCTTAAAAATGTAGTCCAGGCTAGACTTTTGGCTGCTCATATTCACTCTAATGTGGTGACCGAACATTGCTACATCTCTATTGAAGAACTTGATTCCATCTTTAGTGATAGAGCTTCAAATGTTCTCACCGGTCAGAGTCATCTCAGTGTTCTCAGAGGGTCATTCGCCAGTCTTGTAACTGATGAAACTACTCATGACGCAGGTAACTCTACAATTATTTTCAAGGATAACTATCCAATCGTGACTCAGTACATCGATCCAATTAGACGCATTGATCGTTTTACCGTAAGAATTAGAGATCAAACAGGTAATACAATTAAAAATTCAGGAGTTGATGGTGACAACTTTTTAGTTCTTAGATTTGTGTGTAGAAAACCAAACTTGTAATTTTCTCCCCTTAAAGTAATATAACATGTCTTCTGGTATTGTTCAGCTTGTTGCAATTGGTGCTCAGGATGAGTACATTATGGGCAATCCTGAGATATCGTTTTTTAATTCTACATTTAAAAGACACTCTAATTTTTCACAATCCGTTGAAAAGCAAACAATACACGGAAGTGTGAAAAATAATTCAATGTCAAGTGTTCAAATTGAAAAATCAGGTGATATGCTTGGATATATCTATTTAACCATAGATGACACAACGCAGGCTTTAGATACTTCTCGATGGGATCTATTGATTGATAAAGTTGAACTTCTTATCGGTGGTTCAGTCATCGATACACAAGATTCCATCTTTACAGAAAAGATTGCGATTGATACATTTGCGCAGAATGTTTCAAGAAGTGCGATTGGCACACACCCAGGTGTGCATGCGCGATCATACTTTTACCCTCTTCGCTTTTTCTTTTGTGAAGGGCCACAGTGTGCGTTGCCATTGGTAGCTTTGAACTACCATAACGTAGAACTTCGCATTTATTGGGGTTCTCATGCGGCGAACTACAATTTTGAAATGTATGCCAACTACTATTATTTGGATAACGAAGAACGTGGTAATATTGCGACAAAAACACACGATCTTCTTATCACACAAGTTCAAAAAAGTTTGCCAAGTGGTGAAACAACCCAAGAATTGATCTTTAATCACCCAGTAAAATATTTAGCTTCTTCGGATACCACAACAGATGGTGCGCTGACTTCTCCAACAAACAAAGTGAAGTTGTCTATAAATGGTGTTGAATTATCCAACTACAAATGGGGTAAGCCACACTTTATTGATGTCATGAACTATTATCATACAAATTTTGTAACTTCACCCGATTTCTTCCTTTACTGTTTTTGTCTCATGACAAGCTCTCTCCAACCAACTGGAACACTTAATTTCAGTAGAATTGAGTCAGCAAAAATCATGAGTGAAAATACCGCTATTAATGATCCAATATACGCAGTCAACTATAACATACTTCGTATTCAAAATGGGATGGCGGGTCTCCTCTACGCAAATTAATTTACTACCATATATTAAATGGTTAAGAACTTACCTTCGGTGGAAAGATCT